GCGCCTTTCTGGTAAACCGCGATCTTGGCCTTCGGATCCACCCCGTCGAGGATGGGGAAGACCCTGTCGCCGATATAGGCTTTGTTCTTAAAGGCCACGGAAACGTTCTGCAGGGGTCCCGTGACAATCAGTTCTTTTACGTTGGGTTGAGGCATGTTATGTTCTCCTTTCTTCTTTCGGGGTTGGAAAATCCCGGTTATCGATAGGGCGCGTTTTCCAAAGGCGCCTTTGTAGGGATCGGTCCCCGACCGATCCGATTGACGGCGCGATCAGGCTTCGACGTGAGCTCAGCCGAACGTGGATCGCGCCCTACCTTACATCGACCGATCCGATTGACGGCGGGCACGGGGTGCCCGCCCTACAACGGATTAATGAACAACTGTACCAAGCGAGTAAATGGTGACTGCTTCGGTTCCGCTCCCGGCATTAGTGACGACGGCCAGGAACCGCTTGCTGTTGTTCTGGGCGATGGTCATGGTGCCGGAGAGGGTCACACCAGCGCCGGCGGTCAGCGTAATGGTTTCCGCCGCATCCGCGGTATTGCGGATGATGAACTCGAAGCTCGACGTGGCGATAGCGCCGGTGAGTGCCCCGACGATCTGGGCCGCCGTGGGCGTCACGTCGGACCGGCCGGCTCCTGCCGGATCCCGGAGGATCAAGCCGCCGACCAACTCCGCGGCCGTATAGGTCCTGGCGCCGGCGGTTTCATCGGTCGTCACGGTGGTGAAACTCTGTACCGAGTCGGAGATGGCCGGGCACATCCCCAAGAGCAGGCAGCTTCCGAGATCATCCTCGGCCTCGGCCGCCTCCACCATGACGGCCCGGGCGTAGGCCAGCGCGGCGGAATTGTCCCGGCCTTTGCCGGCATCCGTCGCCGAGACGTATTCCGGGCCGATAAACGTCCCGATGCCGATGGCGGCGTTGGCCTGCACCTTCGACTGGCCGATGACGCGGACGACCGCCGCTTCCCCGCTTTCCGGGGCATTCTGGAGGATGCCGATGGCCACCTCGGAGGCGCTGTCAGGTCGGCGCACCTTGCCGCTCGAATTGAGCACCACGAATTTGTACTGATCGTCCGACAGGTCTTCCGCCGCCGGGAAGGTCAGATCCAAAATTTTATTTTCTGTTGACATGCTTTGTTCTCCTTTCGTTCTGTGGTTCGACAAGCTCACCACAGGTAGGGATCGATCGCCGATCGATCCGATTGACGGCGCGATTGGGAATCGCGCCCTACAGCTTGCCGAAGGGTTACCCGCCAAGTTCCTGTTGATATTCCCGCACCAGATCGGGATTTTCCCTCTGCACTTCGGAAAATGCCGATCCGTAGGTCAGGGCCTTATTGTCCTTCAGTTTCGACTGGATCAGGGCTTCGACTTTCGATCCCGCCTGGCCCTGTCCGCCCGCATCCTTATCCCGCGTCGCCACCTCTTTGAACTCGACCACCTTCGGGAGTTCCGTCTCGAAGAAGGCCTTGAACCGGTCATAGAGGGTGGCCTTGACCGAACCCTGCCCTGAGCCTGTCGAAGGGTCGCCGAATTCAAGGACATCCTCCTGCTCTGCAAAAGCCGCCATGAACTCCGGAACCCCGAATTTTACCATTGCGGGCGTCATCTTCCCTGCCTTGACCATTGACTCGCACCAAGAGGAGATCTCTTGTTTACGGGCAGCATGGCGCGCCTGGCGCGCACTTTCAGCGAATTCCGTGGCCACCTTTTCCCGCTCCGCTTTTGCGGCATCTTCAGCAGCCTTCTTCCTGGCCGCCTCAATATCCGCCTCCGAGAAGGTCTTCCCGGCGGGCGGATCGACCGGAGCCGCAGGCTCGACCCCCGCCACCAGGTCCTTCAACTTCTGGACAAACTCTTTAAAATTCATTTCCTTTCCCTCCTTTTTATCATTGTAATTCGTGATTTGAGGCGTCTGATCAGACGCATCCTGCTGTATCTCCTGTTTTTCCTTTGCCGCCGCGTCGGTGATCTCCTGGATCTGGTAAGCGCTGATCACCTGATCCGCCTTATCCATGCCCTCTTTTTCAATCAGATAATCGCGCACTTTCCCGAAGAGGCGGGCAATGGATTCCCACGCCCAGACGGTCTGATAATCGGAAAACTCAAACGTCAGGGCGTCCGCTTCCGCGAAAGCCACATCGGGAAGTCCCTTGATTGCCGGAGGCATCGCGCCCAGGAAGCCGATATGCCGCAGCGATCCGTCCGGGTAAAACGCGGCGGATCGCTTTTTGAAAAGGCCGCGTTTTACCATGTCGGCAAACGACGGTTCAACCTGTTTTATCTTGGCCAGCAGCGTGTTTCCTTCCTTTTTAAGACCCTCAACCCAGCCGAAAGCCGGGCCGTTTTCTTTCGGGTGCCCGATGACCACGGGAGGCTCATGCCGGGCCGCATTGAAGGTTTCTACTGCCTTGTCGATCAGGGCCGTTCCGTCATGGACGCGCCCCGCGCTGTCCGTCTGGCTTCCACCCTGAAAGACTGGAATCCAATCATCGAATCCCTTGAATTTGATCATGTTTCACCTCGCCGTAATATAGTCATTGATGATGCCAAGTATCTCTGTGCTGTTGGCCTCGCTTAAGCCCAGGAAGGGGCGGGCGGGGATCACCGAACCGGGATGGCGCACCGACTTCACGGGGTGCTTTGCCCCCGGCCAGAAAAGCCCTCCCTTGTTCCGGGGCCGGATGATATGCGCCGCCGTCCGTCCGCCTAACTGGTGGATGGCCGCGTAAACCCGGTTTGTACCGATGGCCACGGTGTTTCGGCCTATCATTTGATACCGGATGCTGTCCCGGAGGTGACCCGACACCGTCAAGGTCCGAATACGTTTCGGGTTGGGCGACTTCGGTTCCTTCCAGGGCGTCCCATCCGGCGCCGGTCCTCCGGCCTCGAAGCGGCGCTTGGTCTGCTCGACAATCCGGTCGCCAATGGCCTTCATGATGGGCGACAGGTTCGATGTCCGCGCGGAAATTTCCCGCAGTCTTTCCCGGATCGCGTCGGCGCCGTCAATTTTGATGGTAATTTCAGGCATTGATGTCCTTCATTTCGTTTCGTAATTTTGCCGCGATGTCTGCCGGCAACCTGGCAATGGCGTTATCCAGGATGCGGTGCGTCTGCTCCAGGGATGCCTGCCCGACATTGTAGCCAAAACCCTTGTCGATCCCCACCGGTTCGCCGGTTTTCGGATCGATGGGAGAGGGCAGCGCTTCTCCTTTGCCGGCATTTTTAGCCGCTGCATATTCCTTCCGGGTCGATCCATACACCCGGCATTTGCAGCCCCAGCCGTTCTGTGGATAGTGCGTATTCCACCAGGGGTCGTCCGCCGGCAACGTGGTCCCGTCCCAGGCCAGATGGTGGGGCCGCGGAACCCGGCTGTCTCCGTGTTTGTAAGTCAGGTAGGGCAAAACCTCCAACTGCTCCGTGTCGGTCAACTGCGTCCAGCGTCCGGCATTGTATGCCTGGCGGATATTGGTGGAGTAAATGACCTCGCTGCGCCAGTTCCGGGAGCCATTGTAGCTCCAGCCATGCCTTGCGACGATGCCGTCGAAATCCTTGCGGAATTCTTCCAGCGTCGTCCCCTTCGTGATTGCCTTATCAACGGCGCCGCGGAAATCGTCCAGGAGATCGGCCTTATAAGCCCCGGCCACCATAAACCCTTTGGCGTGCTGCTCTTTCCACAGATCATCCCACTTGAGCGTCGGGATGTTCAGCTTGTTTTTAAAAAACGCTACCTGCTCGGCAAAGGGCAGTTTGAATATGGCTAAAAGTTCGGGTTTCATTTAACCCCCGCTTCATCTTGGACTTCCGCCATGCCTGCCAATTCCGCAACGGCCATCGCCCGCGCGATCAGCACGCCGAGATCTGCCGGCGACATGTCGTCATAAAGGTCGATGATACTGTCGCGCAGTTCCTCCAGGCTTGCTGCCTTCTCCACCAAGCGCTTCAGTGGTGCCATGTAGATTTCGTCCGTGACGTTCATGGCTTGCGCTGCCATGCCGTCCACGACAACGTCGGCGGCGTCCTGTGGTGTTATCAATTCAGTAAACTGCGGCGTTCCCGCGCCGGGCGCGCCAAGTGGTTGCGCCTTTGGCGGAACGTTCACCAATTCCTCACCATCAACAGGCTTCGGGATGCCGTATGTCGTGTAAAAATAATCCGTGCCGATGGGCAACCCGATATCCACAACCAATGTCTTGTCTATCTCGCTTTGCTCTTTCAGGCTCGGCTTGGCGGCAGCATAGGTCTTGATCTTCGGATAGACGGAAACGCCGGGGAAATTGTAATCCACAATCCAGCGAATCAGTGTGTCATTCAGACACCCATCCAGCAGATCCGCGTCGGCCTCGATGATTTCCTGGCGCACCTCGTTGTGGGTCTGCGAGGCGGCGTAGGAGCCTTCGCCGTTGATTTCCGTGGTCAGAGTTTGTCCCAAAACGGCTTTGGAAATCTGGCGATCCATATATTCGCAAAGCTGCTCATGGGTGACTCTTCCCGCCCGGGACGCCTCCAAAAACTCGATCTCCATCGAATCCGGGATCTTGACCCCGGTGTCGGACTGGATGGCCTCGATGGCATCCATGAGTTTCTGCTGCTGTTCCGTCGTCGTTCCCGGAGGATATTTGCCCTTCACCGTGGGCATGCCAAATTTTTCCAGGAACACCAGCCAGAACTTGACGCCGTTTTTTTTGAACCATACGGGCCACCACAAACGCTGCCCCAGGCCACGACCGTAAGGGTTATCGCTATCTCCGTAGGTGAAGATAACGAACTTCCGATCCGGAACTGGTTCGCCTTCGATCATATTCGCCGGCGTAATGAGGCGCAGTTCCCGCTCCATCGTGAAAGAGAAGCGCCGGGGATGCTTGGCGATCAACTTCCTGATCTTTATGCCGTCCTTCGTTGCACTCCAGATGACCTCAACGGAATAGAATCCATAAAGAATCGCTTTCATGATTTCTTGTCGCGCCTGATCAAAATTGCAATTTTCCAAAACTTCAGAAACGAAATCGGCGACAACCTCCTCCTGGGAAGTCGATGCCGGCCGTCCAAGTTTCCGTGCCGATTTGGCTGGGATGATCTCCCATTCCTTGCCGACAACAGCCAGGTTGCGCTGCTGGAGAACGGACCCGGCATGGGCGTCACGTTCCACCTCGTCGTATAGCTTCATACCTCTCCCGGCAGACTCGCTTCTCAAGACGGGATCAGGGTTTTCCAGGCGCTTGATCCATCCGTAGAATATGTCGATATCCTTCGCGATGGTGGCGACTTCGTCAATAATCTGTGGTCTTTTCATATTGTCATCCTGAACTTGTCGAAGGTCTGCCATGACTTATCTCCCCATAAAGGAATTCATGGATTCCCCGGCGGTCACCCGTTTGACACCGGTGGACTCGAATTCAATTTCGCCATAGGCCTCGGCATGAACGGCAAACCAGGCCAACGCTCCGGCAACTCCGGAATCTCCGTGCCGCTGTTTGTTGTCCTTGCCTTTCATCTTCGCTTCGGGTAGTTTCGCCACGCCGCGAACAACCTTGAAGGCCCGGTGATCCTCGATAATATCGGCGTCTTTCGGCAGCAGAATGGATCGATCCTCGAAGGCCGCCTTGTATTTCGGCATGTTGTCCCGGTACCAGGATTCGGTCAGCATGACCTGGGCGATCCGGCCTGCGCCGTATTTCTGCATGGCTACCTCCGCCAGATATTGGCCGTTTCCGCGGGCGTCGAGGGCGCCATAACGGAATCGGGGGAGGCGGTCCACGATATAAAACAGGATCTGTTCCTGCTGTTTGAACGGGATGTTCCGGAGTTCCGCCAAGAAGGGCGCCCGGAATGTGGCCGATTGCTGTTCGCAGAGCGGCGCGATGACCGTCAAGTCACCGGTCCGTCCGAAGTCTTCGCCGAAATAGGAGGCGCGCTGCGGATCGAGATCAGAGAACAGCGGCTTCAGGTTTTCATCACACCAGTCCTTCACTTCCGCGTAACGGATATGATCGGCAATCTCCGCGAATGCTTTCGATTGCTCGTACCGGATAACCGGGATCTCCGCGGAGAGGCAGGTCTCGATCAGTGCGCGGGTCAAAAAGGTTCCCGTTCCCTGGCTTGGGATGCAGAAAAGCTCCTCATCCGCGTCATCACCGTAGGAATCGATGACTTCCTGCCGCCATTGTGTTTCACCTTCCGGCGTCCATTCGCGTTTCAGTACCGCGCAGATCCGCCGGTAGAGGCCGTCTTGCAATGCCTCGTCGAGATCGACCCGATGGAGGCTATAGGGTTTCTTGCCGGCGCGGATATCCTGGACAAGTCCATTGAAATCATTGGCATCACCGAAGTGGGTGGAGATGATCCGCACCTGCCCGCCCCAGATGAGCAGCGCCATCGCGGCTTTAAGCAATCCGGGTAAATCGTCGTGAAAGGCCGCCTCATCAATCACCACGCGGCCCTGCTTGCCGCGCAGGTTCGTCGGACGGCTGGAAAGCGCCGTGATCCGCCAGCCGGAAGCAAACGTGATCTGATAAGCGAGGATCTTCCGTTCCTGGACGACGCCTTCATATTCATTGTCATCCGGGATATCGACCTCTGCCATTTCCGAAGCCGCCAGGTTGTAAGCGCGCGCCCAGTTGGCGCAGTCGTTGATAAATTCAACGGCCATATCCTTGGTATAGCCGATGTACCAGACGTTGCGTTTCTCGCCTTTACCCTTTTCGGAGGCATAGAGAGCATCGTCCGCCGCCTCCGCCCATGAAATGCCGATGCGCCGGGATTTTTCCATGACCTTGACCGACGATTGATCGGCGACCCAGCGGACCTGATAGGGCAACAATACGCCTGTGGCGCCGCGCGCCCGGTCAAAATCATTCTGGAGGAGCTTTGCGGTCATACAATCCCCAATATTTTTTTACGGATCTGCTCCGACTGTTTGTCGGAAAGACCGTTATCCTTCACTATTTTTGCCACATCCTCGGCGGCGGCGCTCGCCCTGTCCCTGATCTCGTGCTTTTCCACCAGGGCGCCCATTTTTGACAGGGCGTCGATCATTGGGGCGGTGCGCTCATTCGGACACAGGCTCTCAATGTATTCAACCTGATCTTCATACACGTCCTTGAGGCGCCGCGACATGTTCCGCTTCTGCTGTCGCGCCCGGTCCCATTCATCTAGTTCGGCGTCCGGCGCTTTGGATTGAGATTTCCATATTCTGAGCGTAGTTGCGGAGATATCCAGTTCAGCCGCGATGGCCTCAATGGACTTCCCCTCGGCGTACATGCGGATCGCCAGAGGTTCCTTGGCCGCCCGGTCGCCTTTCTGTCCCATCAGCCCAGCTCCTTTTTCAGACGTTCGATATCAATGCGGGTTTTCTGCATTTCCGTCCAGGCCAGCTCCAGCAGGTCCATCTGGCCGGCTGCAAGCGGCACGTCTATTTCACCCACGCCGGTCAACGCCGTATTGAGCGATTGCCGGATCGTCAGGCACAAACCCTCGATCTGCAATCGCAACGCTGCCATGCGGCTCTCCGCTTCGCTCAACCTGCCGCGCATGGCGGCCCGTTCCAGGGAAATGACCATTATCGGCCTCCTACGTCATCGGTGTGTTCTGCGCTTTTTTCAGGTCAATCCTGACCATCGGGCAGAACTGGTTTTCACGGACCCCGTCGTCAACCCGCGTCATGGTCTGGATGTTCAGCGTGACGATGTCCCGCAAATCTTTTGCTATTTCACTAAAATCACGACACAGGGAAGCGTTGCTCCTGTACATTTCCCGCTGCTCGTCCATGTCGCGCTGATACCGGTCCATGATGATCTTCATATCCGCCGCATGTTTCTCGATAGCCTCCCAGATCCGCTTGTTGTCCGCCCACCACATAAAAATGACCAGGCCGACGATTCCGAAATCTCCCAATATCTTCAGGATGGTCCCCAGGCTAAATGAATCCATGCTTGTCCCTCCGCTCGCTTTTATTTTGGCAACCGAGGCACCGGACGGCATGGGGCAGGGCCTTCAGGCGCGCCTTGTTGATCTTCTCTCCGCAATCGATGCAGATTCCGTTGTCATTTCGAGCAGGTCCTTGACCTGCGCGGCAATCTCTCAACCCGGCAAGATGCCTGTTCAAGGCCGATTGCCGGTAGAGCTCGTCGTAATGCTGCGCCTGATTAATCTCGTCCATTCACCACCTGTATGAAATACCGACCATCGCTTTGGCATCACCGCTTGTGTTCGCTTCACCGTAGATGCCGAGATGAATGTTTCCAGTCCTCAGAAAGTCCCATCTCCCGTAAATGTCGGCCTCCATGCCGTTCTTGATCGTCGCGCCATACCGCACCCCGATTTCCTTTTTGCTTTCAAGGTCAAAAAAGGGTAGCGGCTGCTGCTTGGCAATGAGCTTAGATTCTCCGGTCTTCGTGTCCAAAACAGCGACGATGTTCGTTTTCCCTTCGTAGGGCGTTACCTCTCCGGCGGTGATGACCTGTTTGTCCTCGTCTTTGGCCACCTCGTCCGGCAGCTTCAATTTCTCCACAATCACTTTTTTTTCTATGGTGACCACTTCCTTGACCGGAACCTTCACCGTCTTGATTTTTGTCACCGTTTTTATTTCTGGCACCTTGACGTATTCCGTCCGCGAAATGACCGTTGGGTGCTGGTCCCTGTACCAGGCGACAACAGCGGCGGTTAAGGCCAGCGCCGCCAGAATGGTCGCAATGATGGTCGTTCGCTTCATCGTTCATACTTCCGACCCGCTTGACGGATCTTGTAGGGATATTCGATATTGACCCGGCACATATCCAGCAGCCCCTTTTTCATCTTGATCACTTTTCTGCTGCAGACCCCTTCGACCTTCTGATAATCGCAGGACCCTGCTTTCCGGATCTCCTTGTTCATCCGCTCCAGGCCGCCGTTATAGGCCCGGTAGGCGTAATGCCAGTCCTGGCAGTCGACGTTCCGGTAAAGCCACCTGTCGTAGAGGATCAGCGCCCGGATCGACCACCGTGGATCGTAAGGCATGGGCTTCATCGAGACGTCCCGGAGGCCCTTTTCTTTGCCCTGGATCCAGGTTGCCGTTTTCGGCATGAACTGCCCAAGACCCATGCCGCCGTCGAACGCCGTGACACCGGCGTCGCACCGGCTTTCCACCTCGATCTGGCCCATGAAGTCGCTCGCTGGAGCGTCCATGCCTACGTGATAGCGGGCCTCCCGAACCACCTGGGGCCAGTATTTCAAACAGCGGTTCCTAGCATCACAAACCGAGGGTGAAGGCCAGGATAAGAGCAGCGTAAAGCAAGCCGCGAAACACCATGACGCTCCTTTTTTCATCGCCGGACATCGCCTCCGTTGCTCCGTAAACAGGTTTAAAGAACACGGCCCAGACAAGTTCAGCAGTGGAGACGCCGAGCAGGGCCAGGCATATCTTGTAAAAAATGATTCCCAGGGCATTCGCTCCCTGGGTAAAATAGAGGATGGGCAGGACGACCAGGAGTACCAGGCCGAAACGGATGATGTATTTTTTCATCTCAGTCATCTTTCCCCCTCAACAGCATAGCTGCCGCTTCCCGTGAAATGCCGAGATCGTATTTCCCGGCAATGAAACCGGCGAAACGGGCGGTATCAGTCACTTTGTCCTGTGAGTATTCCAATTGCTTCCGGTAGGCTTCCACCTCGGCATGGAGGCGGTAAGAATCATCGAGGAGGTAAAGGAGGCTGTGGAAGAGGATCAAAAGGCGATATGCCTGTTTGACATGGGTGAGTTCGTGTTGCAGGAGACCTTCGTCGCCCTTATACTTCGGGCGGATCCGGACGATCATGGCGTTGGCGCAACCGGCAGACCCCTCCGGGACGCGATCCGTGTAGATCACGATGGCGGGGAGAATCTTGCAAACGAATTTAATCTTCATCGTTCACTCCGCTGTTCTTTTTCCCTTTGCAGGGCGAGAAACCGGCCAAGGTTCCATTTCCAGGGCTTTACTTCCATCCGCCACCTCGTGAAAATAAAAAAACCCGACTCATCAGCCCTTTTCAGGGTTGACAAGCCGGGTTTACCTCTAACTTGTCCTGCTATTAAATTGTCGTCTTAAGGGTTAATCTTGCGGC